TAAAACGAGTTTTAGGTGGTAATATTGGCATAATGGATAATAAGACAAAAGAGCTTGTATCCAGCTCATTTTTTGAGCAAAAGGATTTTGAAATCCTTGAAAAAGATTTTCGCAGAGAATCTTTTAAGCGTGGTGTTGAATCACGCAAAAAACAGAAAAACAGAGACAAAGTTCTCAATAAACGTGGAAACGCACGTTTTAAACAAACAAAAATGTTACCACATTTTGGTGATGAAGTGAAGAAATTTTTTACTCCATCCTTGAACCGCCTTGCATCGCTTGGTGGCATTGATTTGACAGAAGAAATTATTCGAGAAGTTGAAGGACTTACTGCCTTATTAGTTGTGTTATCTGGAGCTAGAGATTATGTAACTATGTCTGCTGGATTGTTTTTATACATTCGAGAAAAATTTCCGAAATCAATAAGTTCTTCAGTTATCACGTATATTCGTGAAGCTTTGGAATTTGATTTCTTCCCACATGATGGTGAAGAAAAATATTCCCACAATACTGATAGTGGGAAAAATGAATGGATCCAATTTATCAAGGACATTAAGGATAATTGGACTCTTTGCAAAGGAAACAGATTGTTTGGACAATTTTCCAAGATTTTTGGTTTATTAGTAACTTTCGGCCTTTGCAATGCCGACAATGTAACTTTTGATATTAGGGGTTACAAACTTATTGAACCAGATCTTAAGGTTATTCATGGTGATGCCCAAGATATTATTTCAGCTTGTTGTGATACAGTTGTATTTTGGGTTGAATCTTGCTATGCCGCATGGAAGACTAAGAGTTTTGCCCCTTTTATTATTGGAAATACTGATGCCTCAAATTTGGATATGGAGTATCACGAGTTGGTTCGCTTTTGGGATCTGGCTCGCAATGGTAATTTGTTAGGTATGCACGGTGTTACTGATTCTGAATTTGTTTCACGTCTTGAAAATATGGCAACAAAATTGCGCCGTATAATTCCCACTTTGAAAGGTTTAGACAAACAGGTAGTTGAGCGAAAATTCGCTAACATTTTGTCTATAATCAATGATCATGCCATTTCTAAGATGGCAGCTGGTTACCGTAGGGCTCCATTTGCAATTGAGTTTTTTGGTCCAAGTAGTCAAGGTAAAACTTTTTGTGCTGAGCAAATTACAGCTGCTTTGTTTGCATCAGCTGGTATTGACAATTCTAAAGGAAAGAAGTTCATGTTTGATTCTTCAAAGAAACATTGGGATGGTGCAAGATCGGATATTAATCATTTTATTATTAATGATCATGGAAATGTTCGTTCCGATTTCGTTGAAGTTTCTCCTTGTGATGCCATACAAAAGATTTGTGATAATGCTCCGTGTGTTGCTCCAATGGCTGATTTGGCTCGGAAAGAAAAAACATGGCTTGAACCTGAATTGGTTACCGTAACTACGAATGTTAAGGATTTGGATGCTCGTTTATATTCCAATTGTCCTTATTCCATTCAAAGACGTATGCATGTTGTCATTGATGTTTTTGCGAAGAAAGAATTCCAGAAGACCAAAGACGGTATTTGTCTTGGTTTGGATTCAAACAAAGTTCTGGAGAAATATACGGTCGACGGAAAATATGAACCTCCACCATTTGATGACGTGTGGGAGCTAACTTTGTCTGTTGCTGTGCCTCCTCCAAATTTGAAAACGGGAGCGTCGTACAAAATTATTGAATGGCGTGGAAATGTCATGGAACGTGTTGATATGTGCACTGCAGTCAATTATTGCATTGAGATGTTTCACAAACACCGTAAAGAGCAATTTGATCTGGTAAATTTGCAAGATGCCAGATCTAGTGATATTATTCTTTGCGGTGTTGATGGATGCAAACAATTGAAGAACCATTGTTTGGAACATTGTTGTACCAGTAAATTTGTTTTTGACATTCGCAAATCTAATTTTAATTTTTCTGGAGAAAATGCGTCGAATGACATTTTTGACAGTCACAGTGATGATGAGAAACGACCTCAGGTTGGATCACGTCTTATGGGTGTCTGTCATGAAGTTAAGCGTATTGCTAAGGATAAAATTGTTGGAGATGTGTTTGGTTCAATCGATTTTCTTGAAACATCTGTTTCTACTGGTATTCTTTTGGCTGCCCGAGCTTTGATTAGAAGATTTGATTGGATAACTGTTATTCCAACGAGTTGGATTAGTGATCCTAGA